GTAATAGTTGATGCGTGAGTTACAACGAAAGTTGTTGCATCCATGACTGGAGAAATAGTTTTCTTTGCTGGCAACGTACAAAATACGTTTTTAGTTCCTGAACTGAAAGTTACAGCCGCATCAGAATTAGATGAAGAAATGATTGTGTCTCTTGATAAAGTATCTGGAGATCCAGACGTAACTGTACCAATACCAACTTCCCACTCGCCAGCAGCATTAAGCTCTATTGCGTAGTAAGTTGTATTGCCTGTACCAACTCCTGATACAAAACTTTCATAACCAGTTTCGGCACCAGCTAGATTCAAAGTTCCAGTTCCAGTAGTTGTACTTGTTTCCTTAACTCTATCGTTAATTACCAAAGCCATTTCTACTCCTATATACTATTATGCGTCGCCAAGTCTAATGATCGCATTAGATGAATCAGCAGTTGGGAATTGAATAACGAAATCTCCGTTAGTCGCTGTCTTTGTTCCGCCGAAATCTAAAACTAATACTGCTTCATTAGAAGTGCCTTTATAAATCAGAGCTCCCACTGCAGATAAAGTTACAGATGAGAAAGTCAAATCTGCAAAGTCAACGTATGCAATGTTACTTGATATCGCTACGCCATTATTAGTTAAAGTATTTCCACCAGCTGTATAGTTTGTTCCAGACGAAGAAACTTCGTTTGTAACAGTGTACACAGTTGTAGAAGTACTGAAACCGCCTAATGATGTATAAAGCGCTAATTTGAAAGTTGATCCACCAGAATCAAAATCAAACACGCCACCAAGTAAGTCTGTTTTAAAAGAGTCAGGTACTATGTTAGCCATTTATTTTATCTCCTTAATTTATTGTGATGGGTTTACTGATTTTAAAGGAGTACGAATAACACCATCGTCATATTCGTCTCTGCGTCTTCTACCTTGTTGTTCGATAGAGTACGTTTGAGAAGCTCTTTGATAAGCCTGCTCATAGTATTGTAACATATCTGCAGGACCTTTCAAGTATCCATATGTTTCTACCAGAGAAGCATACAAAAGTAAATCTTGATATTTATTACTTACATAAGTCGTTGCAGAGTCAGAAGTTGTTATAGAATCAGGTTGTTTATTGTAAGCTAAAGTAATCAAATAAGTTGAATCTGGTGTAGGAGCCACTACCCAATAGTTAGCATCCCAATTAGCATAGTATTTAGGAAGTCCTGATTGAGTTCCTGGGGTATCATAATATTCTGCCATAAAAGAAGTATCTCTTTGCTCTAAATAAACTTGATTTCCAGATGAATCAGTCAATTGAGCATATCTAATAAATCTTAAATCCGATGGAATTGTTACATATCTATTTCCAGCTTGTAGATTTGATGTTGCATAAAATCTGTCATCATCAGAGTCTGTATCTCTATAAATTCTATTTTCAGCATTTTTAACAATCGTAGTTAAAACAGAGTCAGATAAAACATTGCTATCTACTTCTGTATAATTTCTAATATCTGTTTTTAAATTTGAATATGTATATGCCATTATGGTGTAATCGTTACCGGACCAGCCGATGCAAACGCTCCTCCTATTCTTCCTGAAACCGCAGCAGTTTCACCTGATGCAAATGTATAATTATTTGCATCTGTTACTGTTATGGTAAAGCCACTTGCATTATTCAAGTTGCTTTCTGTAATTCCATTTCCTGTTGTTGCATTTCTAAATACAACAGTTTGTCCAGTTGTTCTTCCATGCGCATCTTCATAAACAGAAATAGTTCCAGAAGACGCTGTTGTTGTAAATGGGTTTGATGATAATAAATTAGGTACCGTTGGTTCGGTTCTCGCGGGTCGTGCATTTTGTAAACCTTGTGGATCGACAATTCTTGGTTTTGGTTCTAATTGAGGATGTTTAGCTTCATATTCAGATATATGAACAAAAGAACCATTCCATTCTTTTACCATTTCTGTATATGGAAATGCTTGACCTGATCTATCAGAAATAGCTTGTGAAAATTTTCCTCTAGCAAAATTAGCCATTATACTCCATCTCCATAAAATGTTTGTGGTGAAATAAATACAGAAGTTCTTTGACCATCTTCAGTCAATGCTCTTTGTAATTCATCTTCATAAATTAATTTTAAATTTTGAGTCATTTCTGGAGATACTTTCATACTTAAATAATATGCAAGACCAGAAATCATACAAGGTATAAATCTATACGCAACATCTGCGGTATTTGTATACGCACCTGCATCTTCAATTCTTGCGATGTAATAAAATTTTAATTGATAATTAGCTCCAGAAAAAGATGAGCCAGGTGTTAAATATAAAAATACACTTGGGTTTACAGTTCTTTGAACATAATATTGTGAAGGTGTACCTTGAGATAATTTGTTTGGTAGTGCTGCGTAATCTGATCTATCTATTTTTGATAAAGTTGTATCAACGGGAGCTGCGGCTGTTGTATTATCTCTAACATAAGCTTCTAGCACATCATTAATATCTGTTGGAAAGTTAGTGTTGTCGTTTGCATAATTATATTCTGCTTGACCTAACACTAAAGGTATTGTTGCAGATTTTACCTTCCAAAGGTGCACACCTCTATTACCCCATTCTGCAAATAAAATATTTAGAGAAGTCCTAGCTTGTTTTAACTGACGTCCGGTTCTTACACCTTTAATGCCAGTTCTTTCAAAAGCTTCTTCAACAATGTCGTCGATCGTTAGATCGAATGATGTAGTACCAGAGGTAGCCATCTAGCCTCCTATTTGTCTATAATTACAGTAGCAGTTATATCACCACCAATAGCGGAAACTGTCATTCCACCTTCAAATAAAATTCCATCTTCTGGAATATTGAAAGCAAAAACATCTCCTTGTGGGCAATCTGATATCCATTGAGTTACTGAATTACCATCTTGTAATGTGATAGATTGAGTTCCAGTGCTACCATCATTAGTCATCATAATTCCTCTTAATCTTGTTCTACCACCAAAAACAGATCCTGTTCCTGTAACTTGTACCGCTTTAACATCTGATTTCATATTTGTCTCCTAAATTTTGTGTGGGCCCGAAGGCCCACAATAATTAGTATTATGCTAAATTATTATTTTGAACGTATGTTACAGTCAAAATAGCAACACCAGCATCTGCAGTTGTTGCAGATGATTTAGTGTAAATTTTAACATCACTTGTTCCAATGTCTTTCCAATTATCAGCATCTGTAATTGTAGCTTGAGATGCTAATTTAATTGTGTTCACAGTTGAAACCGCAACAGCAGTTGCTAATTCAGTAGAAGTAGCTGAAGTACCAATACTTAAAGTAGCAGAGTTATCATAAGCAGTTGTTACAAAAACAGTTGCTTCTAATACTTGGCTGTTTGCAGGAATTACGATTCCAGATTCAGCAGCTGTAGTTGATTGAGTAATTGCAGCAGATTGCGACATTACTACTTGACCAACGTTAGCAATATTTGATCCTAATGTAGTTCCAGTTGTGTTTGATATTGTTCCAGCTTTAATTGGGCCGGAAAATGTTGTTTGTGCCATAGTTTTATCCTCCTAGTTATTTCCGCATAGTCTCTAGGCCGTCGACTATACTCGTCTATGCAGAATTTATATTGTATAGTGGTAATATTATATGTTAATTTTTGATAGAGTGCAAGAGGGCCTGTAAAGTGGAGTTGATTTTTTCCAACAATGTAGCTTTTTATTAAGTAGCTACTGAAACTTGTGGAACAGCGTCTTCAATCTTATTATCAAGACGAGCTTTTTGAGCTTCAGCTTGTTTTATATGATTAATTACTTCTCTGACCTTATGGTCAATTTTAACCATATTGAGAGTATATCTACCCTCATTAAGATGCTCCTGTTCCCATTGTAGATCCAATACTTTTTTCTGTTTGTATAGATCGTGTAGATGTTGTTGCATCATTATTTTTTATAACCTCCTCATAGGTTATATATTTTATTGATTGATTATAAAATCCATCAACTTCCCAGACAATATCATTTTTTCCTAGTTTGTCAACTATTGCATTTTCAATAGATATTGGATCGTCTTCAGACATAATTCTGAAATCACCATAATATCCATATGCTCTGATTTGTACTCGGAATTCTTTCATAACACCTTTTTACATTTTAAATGAGGCGGGATTGTGGTCCCGCCTCAAAATTGCTTATTATACTCCTGGTGATCCAAAGATACCTCTAGGGTCAGACCAGCCGAAGCTGTATCTTTCTCTAGCTTTGTATCTTACGTTACCAGTATCGAAGTCACCTTCCATTGAAGTTTTGATAGGTGATCTTACGAACATTTTTAAGCCATTAGGTACGTCTGTTTTGATAAAGAACGCATCAGAATCAGTTAAGTAATGGTTAATTACATAACCTTGAGGGATCATTCCCATATTCGCGATTGCGTTGATATCGTTATCAGCAGTACCAACTCTGCCAGCAGATTTCATTAATCTTTCCGCAGTGAATTGTAATTCACTAGGGATAATTAATTTCATTCCTCTAGCAGCAACTTTTAAGCCTCTCTCATCTGTGAAAGCAGCAATGTCAATTAATGACTGCTCTAAAGATGTCTCGTTTAAGTCAGCAGGTGTTGCTAACTCATTAGAGAAAGATCCAGCTATAGTTGTGTGAGCTGTAGAACAAAGTTCTACTGAATCTCCACCAACGTAGCTTGAATTGAATGCATTGTTTAATACATTCGCAGCTTTTACTTGCTTAGTGTTCGCCATAGATCTTGCTAAAGCTTTTGTATATCTAGACGCAAGTCTGTCATACAAGTTGTCTTCAATCGCTTCTTCAGTGATTGAGAAAGCAAGAGCTATTGTTTCGTGAGTGTAACGAGAAGTGAAAGTTTCTTGAGCTTGGTCGTAAGAAACGCCTTGTCCTTCACCTTTCACCTGAGCATTTGCGAATCCAGATAACATTACTTCTTCTTCAAAAGCTCTGTCAGAATTTTCTGAATCGAAAATCTCAGCATGTTCGTTCTCGTATCTTTTGTACTCCAGGCCAAATAGTGCATTTAAACCTGGCTCTAGTTCTTTAACTAGTTGTGATCGTGATATAGCCATAATTTATTCCTCCTATTATATGCCTGTTGCCAAAGATCCAACAGTCATCTGATGTAAGTTGATTTTAACAACTACAGAGCAGTATGCTGCTTCTTGATCTGAGTTTTCTGGGTCTTCAGCCACTCTAACCATTCTCAATTGTTTAGCTGTTGTAGCTGCACTTGAGATGTCTAAAGTTACAGAAGATTTTCCGTTTGCTGTACTTCCAGCTGCTGCTGTCGTAGCGTAAGTTAATCCAACTTTGGATTTTCTTAATGCTAGAGTGCCGCCTAAAGTAGCGTTTGTTGCAATGATAAATTCCTGATTAGGATCATCATTTACAAATGCAGTGATGTCTTCACTATTTGCTGGAGTTGTAGCTGCTGGGTAGTAGTTACTCCAAGTTGGTTTTTTAGTAGTTGCATCTGTGTACAACACACCATTTAAAACACCAACTGAAGCAGTACCTGCCGCGGCAGTTACAATATAGCCACCAGTAGAAGCATTGATATCAATCTTTACTGGCTCTCCATTGTAAATAGCATTCGATTCACCTGCATCGATTTCATATTTAGATTGGCCGGAGATAGCTGGTGTGTTACCAACTCTCATCGCAGCAATTAAACCGAAACCTTGGGTGTTTATGTTTGCCATAGGTTATTACTCCTTATTAGTTTTTAGTTACTCGGTGTTTTCGAATCGTTAAAAGATTAACTCTTCTTAGTACCACCGAAGGTTACACGTGTTTGTCGATCACTATCGATCGGCATACTTGGGTGCTGTTCCTTCATGAGATCGTTGTTGACTGCATCGTCTCTGTCTTTGGTCTGCTTACGAAAGTAAGCTTCTCTAGACTGTGCGATCTCCTCTGGTATCCTAGCCAGCAATAGGCCGCCTACCCCTATGACCCCTGCATATTTGCCTTCTTTAACGGTCGGATAATTTGAATCCGGATATTGGTCTGCTCTTACGAGTTCCCATCCAGATCTCATCTTGCCAGACATGTTCTTTGTATCATCAAAGCCCATAGTCTCAGCTCTCAACCATTTTTGCCTGAATCCATCAGGCGCAGGTGGTGCATCAAGTGATGACGGGGGAGTCCAAGTTTGAGGACGTTTGTCCTTTTCTCTTGTTTGACTCGCACGAGAAGTTTTTATGTTTTTATCTTGTTCCATACGCTTATGCCTCCTTCGTGGTTAATTGTTTTGCGTACTCTTCGAGTGGCACTCCTAATCTTTTAGCGATTGCTACTTGTGATGGAGTGAGTCTCACAGTTTTTTTGCGTCCTGTCATGCTAGGACGATTAGCTGAAGCTACAGTTTGAGCAGGTTTTGCTCTTTCTATAGTATTACCCGGCATCTTATCAAATTTATGCGGAAATTCAAGTCTTATTCTTTTATCAATTTCCGAATAGTATTCGTCAGATTTAGGATCGAAACCTTCTTCCTCGACTAGTTTTTTATGTAGATCAAAAGCAGTGTAAGTCATTGCAGAATCATTACCAAACCAAGCATTTTTAGATGCCCAAACCTCTGCTTTAGGATCTGTAGCTGGAGCTTCATATGCACTTCTTTGAGGTGTGATATTGATCTCTTTTTCTACTTCTTTTGGTTGTTCTTGCTGTATTGACTTCAAAGAAGCTAATCTAGCTGCATCAGCAGTTAAGTTAGCCATTTGCTCTTGTGCTCTTACTTGACCTTCAACATCTTGTGCTTCGATAGCTGTTTTTAAAGCTTGTCTTGCAGCGTCCATGTTTGTCTTAACTCTGTTTTCAAATTCAGATACATAAGACTTATCAAGTTTAGAGAAACGACCTTGTAGTTCGTCTCTTTCTTTTTTAGCATGTTGAGCGAAAGCAATAGCTTCCTCTCTTTGTCTTTCTGCTTCTCTCATTTTACGAGTAAGTTTAGCAATACGTTTTTGAACGCCATCACTATAAGCTTTTAACTCGTCCTCTTTATCATCCTTTTTCTCTTCTACAGCTTTTTCTTCTACAGGAGCTTCTTCCTGTTTAATCTCTTCTACTTTCTCTTCTGCAACGGCTTCTTCTGTCTGCTCGTTGTCTTGATCTAAATTAATTTCAGCGCCTTCTTTTTCGCCTACATCAATTAGTTCTTCTTTTTTTGCGTCTTCTTGCATAGTGCCTTCCTATGTTGTTAGATATGATGAAGTACTGCTTGAGGATCTTTTATAGTTCCCAAGACTTCATCATCGTTTAATATTCGCACTTCTCCACCCTCTATTGGTAATCTTGAACCAGCATATCTGGCAAAGATCACCCAATCTCCTTTTTTACACCAAGGACCTGTTGCAAATTTTTCTTTATCTGCATAAGCTAATGGTCCAATTTTTAAAACATATCCGCAGTTAACTGCGATTCTTAATTTATCCAAAGTTTCTTGTGCAATTATAATTCCACCTTTGGTTTTATCTTTTGGTGTAAAAGGTAAAACTAAAATTCTATATCCAGAAGGATTTGGCAATTCATCTACAATTGAATCAACATTTGTTTCATCAATTCTTTTTTTGCCTTTTACTTCGTCATTTGGTTGTGATTGGTATTTTTCTAAAAGTGCTGATTTAGTCTTCGGTATTTCCGTACTCTCCGCTGAAATCGACGGCGACGACATTTGTTGTGTCTGGTTTTTCATCATTTTGCTCCTTATCTTGTAGCAGGTTAGAGATATCCTGTAATATTAATTGTATGGCATGTGCCTGACCTAATAGATACTTATATTTCTCCATATTGTCAACCCCTCCGCTAATCATAGCGTCTCCAATAGTTTGTAAACTATTTCTAGCATTTCTTTGGATTTTATAAAGTATATTTATTGGATCGTCCATTCTCTCCTCTACCTAATATTAGCAATTCCACTTTCTAAGTGATTTGTTAATTCTTGAATTTGGATCGTTTGCCGTTTTTGCAGAAGTTAATCTTTTTTTCATACCACTCATTCTAGCACAAAATGATTTTCTTCTGTTAGCAGCTTTTGATCCTTTTTTTAATTTTGATGGTTTAGTAGTTACAGCCATAGAAAGTTTAGAACCAGGATTTGCTCTTCTGTAAGATGCAATACCTTTTCTATTTAATCCGCCCTTTGGATCTTTACCTTCTTTACGTTGCCAGGCTGCTGTTTTGCCACCTGATTTATATTGTCTTCTAAACATTATTTTTTCTTTTTATCATCTGCAGTTTTTTTAACTGCATATACTGTTGCTGGTATACCTGGTTTACTCCAAGCACTAATTTGATCAGAAGCTTTTTTGCTATTCATTTTTTTAATTTCTTTTTCTGCAAATTTATCAACTTTTTTCTGAACAGCTTTTCCTGTTTTTTTAGCTGACTTTAAAAAAGCTTTGCCCAATCCTTTTAGTACAGATATTGCCATTATTTTTTCTTTTTAGGAAA